CCCAGCAACTAGGACCTCAATATTACTGACCTTATCAGCCAGTTCCTTGTCTGTCTGTTTCAAAGTTTTATACGAGTCCCACATCATTTTGATGAGTACCCCTAAAACCAAGTTAATTAGACCAAAAAACCAGTTCAACGAAGCTTGATCCATGAATCACTTATTCCGTAGGAGCAGCGTCAGCCTCAGCAGCTTTAGCTTTAGATTTAGTCGGAGCTGGTGCAGCCTCAACAACAGGAGCTGCTTCAGCAGGAATGCTGGCTTCAATTTCATCGATCAATTTTTTGATCTCTTGACGAACTTCCGAAGACGCATTGATTAAGAATTGTTTAATTGAAAACATATTTATTCCTTATTCAGTAGGATTTGTCTGTTCAGCAGGGACTTCTGTTTCGGCAGGAGCTTGCATTGCTTGGATCTGAGGAATGGCTTGAATCTTGATCTTGTTGACTGTTTCCTCAATCAATTCCATTGGCAGCTTACGCAAACCAGCTACAACAGCTTCCACTTCGTTTACTTCTAAATCTAATTTAATGCTCATAATTTTTCCTTTTTGGTTAAAAAATTTTTACCTTGCAAGTGTATCTTAATTTATCCCACCAAGGTTATAGTTAAATATCCTTGAGCAAGGGTAATACCGCCCGCATCCCCATAACCTTGAAAATTCACTGTAGCACCTGCTCCTAAAGAAATAATGGTATTAAGATTAATTCCCATTGCACCAATACCGGGGGCAGATTGAGCAGCTTGTTGAGAATTTACACCATTTACATTCATCCACAAAGTAGTGGTCCCGTTTCCAGTGCCATTTCTTTCAAAAGTAGCATTAAAATTAATAGCATATTTTCCTGAAACTTGAGCAGTAAAAGTATTTCCTGACCATCCACCGCCAACGTTTACATCAGGAGAATTAAAGGGAACGTAAAAAACAACATCAGTTCCCCAAGAAGAACCGCCTGACATACTAACTTGAATTTGATCGTTAACAGGAGTGTAAAACTTTGCAAGAGAGTTAACTTGAGTGCCATTTAGATTAAGCTGTCCTGAAGCATATAACGTGCCATTGCCTGAAGGATCAAATCCTAAAAAGCCCCATTGAGAACCTCCTCCATAATTAACAAATTGCAAATATCCATTTCCACCTGCAGCATTTTGATAAATTTGTATTGCGCCAGTAGACCCTGAATTTGGGTTTATCGCAATCATTTGAGTGGCTGTTAAAGTTGCACTAGTTGGAAGATTAATAAATCCACCAGTGATGTTTGAGGATACGGGATTTACTGGGGTGTACCCTAAAGCCGAAGTAACATCTAAAGCATTTAAAGTAACCGATCCAGTTCGAGTATTAAAACTTGTTACTGCAGCAGAGTTAGCCAAAAGCACATTGACCGTATCGCCATAAACAATAGTCGAAAATCCTTGAGCCAAAGAAACGCCAGTACCAGCAGACGTTCTAACAGTTACTGTATATGCGCCTGAAGTGGAGTTGTAGAAAATCCATTGATGACACCAATTAGGGACAATAATCGTAGCGTTTGAAGTCAATGTGCCGGACAAAGTGATAACGCTATAAGCAGCTTGATTGTTTGTAAGGGTGACAGTACCACCAGTAACGGTAATATTTGGTTGCCCATAAAAAGAAAATGGGACCCAATTTGTGCCTGACGAATCAGGGTTAGTTGTATTGTTATCTACACGATTAACCCAATAGCCATCATAGCCATTAGATTGCAATACCGCCCCTTTAGGGTATCCACCAATCGTTGTAGAAAAAGCTGAATCATATAGCCATCCACCACCAGCCTCTTGCCATTGTTGAATTGAAGTAATTTCATATAAAATTCCATTAAAATCAGCTCCAAAAGGAGGCACACCTCCTGAACTAAGGGCTTGAAAAGTAAGGGGAGGAAACCCGTCCGTCAAAGAAGCTTTGCCGTTTGTAATTCCAATTTGAGAAGCCGTTGGAATTGTATTTTTATAAGTTGAGCTTGCAGAATTCGCAAACGGAAGTGGAATTTTTGAAGGGATATTGGTACTTTGCATTTTTTATCCTGTTAATAAGTAACTGTTACGGCAACGCCAGCAGGTCTAGGGAATACTCCTGAATTTTGCACGATTGCAAGTTGCAACGCATTTGGCACAAAATTAAAATGATAAGTAAATCCTTGATTTAAGGTGTCAATTACATAAGCTACACCATAAGGGCTTCCTGAAATAGACTGCCCAAAAAACTTTTGCAATAGCTGATTAATTTGAGGCACTGACAAATTCCCAATATTGACTGCTGCTTTAATTAAAATTAACTGCCTATAAACTGTGTCCGACAAATAATAAGTGGTTGTTGCATTTACAGTAGTGAAAAAAGGAGCTTGACCGAATGGTTGGGGACCTGTTGTAGCGTACCCCGAAAGATAAGCCTCATCAAAACCTAAATACGCAGGAGATCCGGAAATTTGAAGATAGCGAGGAACGTTAACAATCGCACCCCAAATATCTAATCCAGTGCCAACTGCTGTATAGACATCCCAAATATTTAGATAAAAATTAGCAATATCAGCAGAAGGATCAACTGCACTATTGTAAGCACTAAGCAGACCGTCAATCGTTGGCGAATCACAATATTGACTTAAAAGAGTTTGATCCCAATTTTGCATAATTAAATTAATACCACCGCAATATTAGAAGCTGAAAGAGTAGGCAACTGATCTATGCCGAATGCAATAGATAAGGTACTTGGGCTTGCGCTTAGCCCTAAATACACCTCAATGACGTTTACTGCAGAGCTAATTGCATTGATGTTTGCGTAATACCGACCTGAATAAGTTGTTGAATTAATCGTAACGGCAGTGCCTCCATCTTGACCATTAAATGATGCCAAAACCGCATTTTGCACAAGAGAAACAATATTGGAAGGCAATAATGGATTATTCTGAATATTTACAGTGAAATAAGCAGGTGTAGAGGTTGGAGTCAAATAAGTGACTGTATAAGGAATTGGAGCTGCATAAGTGTTGTCATAAACAGTAACTGTTGTATTTCCGTTGTATCCGCAGCCGGGAGGCTTTTTATTCCAAATAGCCGTTGCAATAGCCGAAGAAGATCCTCCAGCAACACTTACGCAAATTGAATGAGCTGCCAAAGGATAGCTGGTTGCACCATAATTTACCGTTGCATTTGTAGAATTATCAACAACTACCGCTTGCAATACGTTAGGAACGGCTAAAACAGATGCTTGAATAGATTGAATTGAATTGACAGCATTTACGGCAACGCTTGCTTGTCTACGCAATTCAAAAGCAGCTCGTGACTCTACATTGTTCCCAAGAGCACCAGCAGAAGGATTTGAAACGGTATTCCATCCAGCAACGGCTGTATAGATTTTGTTTAACGCCCCAATAGCGCAAGCAATAGGACCTGTAGTTTGATTTTGAAATTGAACTGTTACATTACCACTTGACGGAATTGTGGCAGCAGCAGTAGAAACGTACAAATATCCGTTGGTGTCTTGAGCAATAGATCCTGCTGGTATAACTGTTCCTACGGCTCCATTACAAGTAGCATTTACTACTGTCCCCGAAGCTTGAATACGGGTCATAAAATATATATAACCAATAGCGTCTTGCCAAATACCTGAAGAAAAAGCAGGGTTTACTTGATTGGCAATATATGCAATTTCATTGTTTTTTTCTCCAATAATTGCTGTTTCTGTTTGAGCTAATTGACCTTGTGGAGTGGTTAGACCGGGATTTACACCCCCTCCAAAAGCTGCATTAATATCTGCCTGAACTCCAGCAAGAATCGCTGATTCTGCTGGTAAAACAGGTGCGCCATTGGTCCATGTAATTGCTGGTACGTTAGTGCTCATTTACCCTCCAAAAGCCACATTATTAGCGACTCCATCTGTATCTATAATTTGAATTTGTCCAGCCAAAGATCTTCCTTGGAAGGATGTAAAAACTGCTTGTGCTGCAGCCACGTCAGGAACGGTTAATGCTGTATCCTGAAGTTGTCCTGCAATGTATTGCAATGGAGGAAACTCTCCAAGAATTTGCTGCCAATAGGGTATACCCTGAGTAGTGTCATACCAGCATTCACCCAAAAAAGTTCGAGTAGCAGACGCTACGTCTTGAGCTATCGAATAAGGTGCGCCAGCCAAAGCAATGTTTCCATTGGCATCGAGAACTAAATCCCAAGCTGTCTGATCTAACAGTAAAGTATTGTGAATTATTGTCATACTGGAATTCCTGTTTGACCGCCACCTGTTTGTACGCCACCATGTTTATGAGTATGCAAGCTAGTACCAGCAGCAGTTACGTCTCCCGGTGTTGCAATATTACCAGCAAACGTTGCATCGCCTGAGCCTGAAACTTGAGTAATTGGTCCATTTAACTGTATAGCTGCTGAATTTACTCTAAATACACTTGAAGCGTCCACTGTTACAGTGGGAGCAGTTAAATGAACCAATGTCGTTGCAGTCGCATCAATTTCAGGGGCTGTAATATTTACCTTAACTGGGGAATGAATTGTAATTCCCGAGTCATTGAATTGAACGTATTGCGTAGGAGCTGCGCCAATTATGGTCATTAAATAAACCATATCAGACATATCATTTTTACGGTTTGACCCGGGAGCTGCCACTGCTCCAGTATTTTTTACTGTTGAAATGTCTCTATCGCAAACCGTACCTATGCCAATGTCACCGACTACAGGATCAAGGATCACACCATTAGATCCACCTTGAATACGCATATATGGTACGCCATGAATTATTCCATGCGCCCATGATTGCCCGTTTCCATCAACAGAGCTAACCAATGGTTGAACGTCTACAGTCCCAATAGGAGACAAACCTCCGCTATTTGTAACGGCAACTACTTTTACGGGAATAGCAGTTCTAAGCCCTGATAAAGCTGATCGGACAATAAAGTCCATACGCCCCACTTCGGAAGCATTATCTGCGGGGACGTGGTTAGTCTGAACTGGCTGATTAGTTGACTGGGACATTGATCGCTGGACTTAATTTGGAGGTTGTAAACCAAGGACCGTCAGGGGTCAAAGTGCTTAATTCATGAGTAGCAAATTGAACTGGAAATTGACCGTTTGCTTTAGGCAATCCCGAAGTTAAATTAATTGTCCTGCCAATAGCAATAATTGGATTAAATTCAGATCTAACCGTAAATCCTGCTTCCCAATAGTAAGGATAGCCAATAAGTCCAGTTTGAGGACTTAAATTGACCACAATATCGTCTCTTACCCCGCCATTAGGAAAAATATTGACAGAATTATTTTCAATAATTAAAGGAAATGATGCAGCTCTAGCTACCGTTTGAATTTGATCTATTAAAGATCCTGACAGGTATTGATTTTGAATAACGGCATGAGCACCTTTTGGATTATTAAAAGTCCAATCTTTGCCTAATAAACTTGTCAAAGAAGCAATAATGTCTTCTGCGTTTTGAGCCCCTTGATAAGTATTTGGGGCAGAAGGGGCTGCTTTATTGTAGTAACCAGCTACTGCAGCACAAACAAAACTTACCTCGGGTAAATTAGATAAATCAATAAAGCTAGAAATTAAAGTCCCTGAAAACACTTGATTTAAAGTGCCTCCTTGATCGCCAGCAATAACTGTTACTGCTTGATTTTGAACCGCTACCATATTCGATCCAGTGCTTGAATATTGATTCATTTGGTCCAAGGTCATGCCATACACTTGCAGTTGAAGTTGTCCAAAAGCATTGTTTCCACCGGGGTTTGTAATGACCGCAGAGCAACGCAATCCCTCTAAAATCAAAGGCTCAGAATCTGCGCTTGAAAATGTTAAATTGATTTGACGGACTGCAAAAGTCATGATTGATAAATTAATTGATAACGGGATCCTAAACCAGTGTAATACGGGTCATTAGTTCCTTGGGTGTCAAAAAATGCAAGCTGTCCTGTAAATCCATAATATTTTTCTCGAATTAATCCTACCAAATTAAGGCAAAGAACTGAATTCACGCATAAATTGTTATTTACAGTCATGTCAAAATAAAGCCCATTATTTTTTTGGGACAAGCTTATAGCGCAACTTTGACCATTTAATTGAATAGTAAATTTTTGAGCAGCGACAGCAGTAATAGGAATAAATTGAATAGTCATACTATGGCTGGATTTAAACCAGTTGCCCCTTGTGCATTTGGATTAATGGACCCAAAATTTCCAGTAGGAACTTTGGTAGGAGATAATTGACCAAGACTCGTACTACTGGCTCCTGAAGGTGCTGCAGTAGGAACGACTGGTTGTTGAGCAATTCTAATTTCTTGGAACCATAATTGAGCAAGCAATAAAGTAGCCCCTTGCCTTGCTTCTCTGCGATAGTCAACGTGAATCAAATTACAACTTTTATAGGTCGTGTTTGGAGTAACTACGCTGCAAAGAGTTAAAGATCCTAAAAGTTTTTCAATGGCTGCCAAAAACGCTTCTTTGCTCATTTTCCCATTACCGCTACAAGATACTGTTACTCGACAGTCAAAAGGCAATGCAACTTTGTTGTAACTTGAAAAGCTACCTTCTTCAAGAGGATAAGTCGGAATCTTTCGTTCTTCTCGATATTCAAAATCAACAAAAGAATCGGGAGAAAGCAATGCCGACCCGTTTTCATCTACGATTCCCCATGTTGTACCAAATAGCCCAAGCGGAAGGATTTCCCCAACAATCGTTAAAGCTGCTGCCACAAATTGAGCGTTGTTGCTTCTAGCCAAAGCGGGTACACCGGGTAAAGCTGGGACATTAGGATAAGGAATATTTGGCATTATCTATTTCCCTGTACGCCTAAATTAATTAAAGAATTGTTTTGCAACGCACCACGCAAGCCATTAGCAACGCCATTAGCGTCTGTTGCCTGAGTGTTTACATTAATTGTATTGATGTTGGTTTGGACGTTTGTTCCTGCACCACCTCCAGCACCTACTGGAGCAGTTGCTTTAGCTCCAATCATTCCCTCGTGAGCAGACATTGCTTGCTGCACTGCAGAAAGTTCGCCCATGCTTAATGGTTTGTTTGGATCAATGCCAGTTTTCTTTGCTACGTCTGCAATATAAGCATTGGTATTGGCAGCACCATTATCTCCAGCAGGAGACCACTTACCGACAATTTTGGAGATAGTGTTTGTACCGCCCTTGGCATAACTCATAAGCAATGAAGCCATTGCGTCTTGACCTGTTTTTAAATCAGGAAAAATGGCAAAACGTCCATCGCTACCAGTTGCTCCATGTTTACGGGCAAAATCACCATATTCAATATTTCCGGGATTATTGTTTCGCATATTGCGAGGAAGCCCAGACCCACCACCTTTTCCTGAAGCTTTATCTTGCTCGGCATGAATTTTAGCTATTTCAGCGTCTTCGCCTTTGTTTAAACCTTCACTATGCAATAACAACGCAGCAGCTCCAAAAAGCTTAGAAAATGCTGCAGTAAGCCCTTCTCCAACGGATACACCAACAATCTTTAATGAAGATAATGCGCCCTGCAAAGTTAAAGCTGCGCCACCAATCAAAGTTAACTGAGAAAGAAATCCATCGAGCTTTTTATCAGCAGTAACAAAACCTTCAAAAAAAGCAGTTCCTGCATCAAGAGTTGCGCCTAAAGCTGGAGCAAGCTCATCCATAAGCGCATTTTTAGCTTTAGAAAACGCTTGACTTGTTTCTGCCCACTGTTTCTGAAGCTTTTGAGCATTTTTGGTATTTTCTTCTGTTACACCTGAAAGCCTATATTGCTCGTCATAAAGCTTGCGAACTGCCTCAGATCCTTGAGAAAGGACCATATAGGTCTCTTTATTAATCCCAAGTTGCTGAGCTAAGGTAAGCGTAAGCTGTTCGCCATTTTGAGCTTTAAACGCTTTTAAAGCGTCTGCCAGCTTATAAATATCTACAGTGCCTTTGTTAATGTCAACAGAAGCCAAAGCCCCAAGTCTTGCCAATGGGGTAAGGATTGCAGCATCACCAAGTTTAATTCCCGCAATTCCTTGCTGCATTGCTTGAATTGAAGACTGGAATGTCTCAGCGTCACCGCCTACTGTTTTTAAAACACCGCCCCAAGCATCGAGCTCTCGGGCAGACATTTGGAATAATTGAGCATTTCGACCAAGTGCTGCATTGGTCGTTGTCATTTGTTGGGCAAAGTTCGTAAAACCTTTTATACCGACAAAAGCTACTCCAAGTGATACTAGGGCATTACGAGCTTTTTCAAAGCCGTCACCGATGTTTTTGGAGCCTTGCTGAGTGTTTTTAGCCGTCTTTTGGGCTTGCTCATCAAACTTACGAAGTTCCTCTACGGACTTCTTTTGAGAAGCATCAAACTTGGATGTATCTAATCCAAGCTCAATTAATAAACTGTCTATGACCGTTGCCATTATTTTTGACTCACTATATAAGCATTATGCCGATCAACAGCATGAATCTCAAGGAGTATCCACATATCCTCAACACCATAGACAGTATCAAGTTCATGGAGGGTAGCCAGTCTTGACGAGACTACTGTTGCTATCGTTTGCGGGGTGGCTTGATACTCAACGAGCCGATTGTTGCTGGTGCTTGCGCTTCTGACTCCGAAGTCGACTTGTCTGCGTCTAAAAAAAAATCCATATGCAGATCCCAAATAGCCTTACGCAAGGCTAGTCGGGTTTTTACTTCTTCGATGTCATCTTCAATTAAAGGACGTTTGACATTAGGAGACGGGACTATCTGAACGCACCCCATCATTTCATCCAAAAGGGGCTTTGCAGCCTCGAATGGAATCTTGAGTAGGTTCATATAGCCCACCGCCATAAGACCCGCCATTCCCTGAGCAGCTAGGTTATCGGGAATTTCAATGCCAGCGTTGCCGATAGCGAGAATTACCCTGAAAGCCCAGCTCTCAGCTTGTGAGGCAGACATTTCGGTGATAAGGAATTGCTTACCCTTATCACGTCCTGCGTCTGCTACGAATGTCGACTCTTTTCGTGCCATGTTTTAAGCTGCCATGTTAGATTTGACCGCCAATAATGCGCTGCCAAGTAATCTCATATACGAGTGGTTGCAAAGTCTTTTTAACTGCAGGGAACGGAGTCGCTGAAGTCAAATAGCCGTTTTGCAAAGTATATACCATGCTGGTTGAAGGCAGGGTAATGGATCCACTTGCAGAAAATACATCAACTGCTGCATCTTGTGCATTGCGCCATGCGTCAAATAAGAAAACGCTTGGGCTATCAGCCTGAAGGTGAATAGTCATCTTGTAATGGACAAATACTTTACCTGCGCTGAGTTTGCCATCAACGCCCATCAAGATTTCTGATTGCTGTACGGCTTCGCCTTCAAAAGCGTCATCCACTGCATAGCCTTGGATAACTTGAGGGACTGGAAAGTAGTTATTGATCGCTAATGAAAGGACCGAATTTGCTGAGGTTATTGTTGACATAATTTATCCTTATTGAATTGCAATAGAAGCCATAACGATTTGCTGAACCGCTTCACCATCTTGATAATACAAGGTGATCGGAGGAGACTGACGAGCAGCACGAGTCTGAGCAGTAGCTGGCAGAATCTGCAAGTAGAAACCTTGTGAAGCAATAGTAGGCGCAGCGTTAAAACCTAAAGCGTACTGGATTTCAGCAGCTTGAGCAGAGGAAACGTTGATACCAGCACGAATTGCGCCAAAGTTCAAAGCTGCGTTGATTGGATCAAGAGCAGCAGAATAAATCAAACCGTTACCAGTTGAGTTGTAAGGAACTGCGCCAACTTGAGTCAACAAATTAACCATAGCCAACTGGAGATTAGCATTAAGCCAAATTTGATTTAAATAGGTATCAGCCCATAACCACTTACCTGAAACAGATCCGGGGAAGAACCAGTTTGCATTGTTGGCAGGATTGTTTGATCCCCAAGCACCGTATGCGTTGTAGCCATTAGCTAACACCGCAGCGTATTGAGTTGAATTTGTTACTGAAGGAACAAGACCTGACTGTGATTTAAAATCAAGGGTAGCACGTCCATTTAGACGGTTAAAGTTCAAGGAAGCTGCAAATCCGCAAACAAAAGCTGCATGAGTGTAATCACCAAAAATCGGACAAGTACCAATAAGTTGATTAACTTGAAGGTAATCACCGAATGTAGAAGTGCTAGAAGCAACTAAAACATTAGGATCTGAGTCTTGGCAAACGTATAACCAACGTGGGGCAGCAGAATTGCTCCATTGAGCAAAAGCTTCTTTTTCGCTTAATTGAGCTTCCCATGTAGTCATGAATGTTGCCCAATTTTGATTCTGAGTCAAAATGCCAGCCATAAATGTTGCAGGGGTTGCAACGTCAGCACCTTGAGACAAAACTGCGCCAGTAGCTTGAGTTAGCATCAAGGCAGTTGCCAAAGTACCAGTAGCAGCATAGCTCATTGTCTGAGTTGCGCCAGTAGTATTCGTGGTAAATACGAATGACGAGCTAGTAGAGCTGTAAGTTACGGTGAAACCGGGGGTTGTAAATGCAGCCTGAATGATTGTGGCAGCATTGCTAAAGCTCGTTGCACCTGTCAAATTAATAGTTCCCGAAGTCTTAACAACGCCAGCAACAGTAATAGCCAAAGTGCCAGTCAAGGCTTGCAACTGACCCAAAGTCATGTTTGCCAATGAACCGCCAGTTAACCAGCCAGCAATCGCTGTCTCAGGATAACGAGTCATCAATAGAGTGCCGGGTAACTGAGTGCCACCGTTATATCCATTGAAATAAACGTTTGCAATAGAAGCTTCAGTAGAATCAGCCCCAAAATATTGTTGAACGCCAGCAGCGTCTGCAAAGGTAAGAATTGAACCGTAAGGAGCAGCAGCATTTTGAGTAAGCACGAGACCGTTTAGGTCAACTGCTACACCATTAGCCGATAAAACTGACGGTACGACTTGGACTACTTGCGAAAAAGGAATGGTACTCATAAATTCTCCTAGGGGTTAAATGTCTGATCGATTGGAGCAAGTGCAATATCCACTGCGACCATAGATTGCTGTGTCGTTGAAAGGATTGGGTTGTATTGTAAACTCGCCACCAATTTCCAACGCTGCTCATATTGGGCTTCCCCATCAATAAGCGGAATTTGGACTGGATCGTCCGCATACAACGGCTGAATATTTGGCGGGAAAATTTCCGTTGCATACTCATCTCGAAACAATGCCATAGTTTGCATAGCCCATTCTTGAGAGAGTGGACCATAAAAATCTAACTGCATTGAATATTGGGTTGGGGTAAGAATAAATTTACCCTGAGAAAGTGAATCGTAACTGTCAACGTTAAATGACAAGCGATCCATTCCCGTATTATTCATGGTCACAAAGCCAGTTTTAGGCATTGGGACTCTATTGTCTTGAGCTTGAACTACTTCTGTCCCAAAAGGAAGAAAAGAGTTAAAAAACACAATCAAGGCTCGGAATACGTCTTGGTCATTAATATCTAAAATAGCTGCCATAATCAATCGTCCTGTAGGGTAACAATTACATGACACCAATCAGACCATGTTTCCATAACCTGAGTAATAAGCCAGTTACGATTGCATCCACCAGCACACTCAGGGAAAACCAGTATATCCCCGCCAAGTTGATCGACTCGAACTACTCCAGCAGCATTCCCGTACATATAAACGGAACGCATTACACCAGTGATATTGAGCCCATCAATATGCTTTAAATCGGTTGCGCTTAAAGCTTGTACCTGAGCATCAACTGTTAAAATTATCGTCTTAGGGGTGCGTTTACCTGCGTCATCGGTCACATAACCGTTTGATTGTATCCAATTAATTTTTTGGTTTGGATTTGTAACCTGAATATATTTGTTGGCAAGAGCCCGAACATTAAACATTACGAGCCTTTTCCAGTGAATTCTAATCCAGTTTTATTGACTGCATTTTGAACCGATGCCAACATAAGTCCAGTATCAATCAATGGCTTGGATGATCCTTTTGCTCGTATTGTCGCTGGAGCATTAGGAGGTGAATAAATGGTTGAAATTTTTGTTTGAATATCAGCAGCAGCTTGAATGCCTACCAAATCTAAAACGTCAAAGGCTGTCATTTTTCCAAGAACCACTTTGGGAATGCCTTTTTCAATAGTTTTAGTCCAAGAATCTTTTTTTTCTTTGACTGTTGGCTGCATAAATGGACGTGGCGGGATCCCAACTGCGGGGGCTCCGAATTCTTGTATTGCAGCCACATAAGCGACTGAAGTGCCGTCTTCGTAGTTGATCCCTGAAGGGAATCCCACTTGAGCTACCATGCCCTCGAATTCTTCAGGAACACGCTCAAGCGCAATCTTGATTTTGTCGAGGTTTAATTGTTTCATCCAAAAAATCCACCAGCTCTACGAAAACCTTGATTTTCAGGGCTGCCACCAACATACAATCCTACGTTAGCGACCACTCTCAATAAAGCCCTTAATTGAGAACCGTATGGAGTAGTTGCAAGCCACCATCCAAAAGATGATTTGATGACTGGAGGAACTAAGGATACGCTCACCGTACCTTCGGACGATCCCTGAACTATCACGCTGGGAGTTCCTGAGTTGATGAGCGTATATGAGGCTGCTAAATGAGCTGCCATCAAATCGATTGCCAACTGAAGCTGCTTGGATTTGAAATTCCAAGGGTAGTTATTGTCAATATTGATGTACGCAGTACCCATAGTCCACCAACTTTCCAACTGAGCAGGTGGAAACAGTGTCGTATTCTCAAATTGAGGAAACTGATTCCGAAACGTTTCATCGTTGTAGGTTGGTGTAATGGATGTCATTTTTATTTATTTCCGACTTTTGGACCGTCTTCTTTTTGATAATCTGCGTCAGTCAATGGAGCAGATTCATCCTTTAGGTTCATGTCTGCAGCCACCTTTTCAGCTTCCGCTTTTTTGGCTTTTACAGTCACAAACCCGTTTTTTTCATGATCCTTAAATGAAGGGTTCTTTTGAAGCTCCTCAAGGTCATAATCAGTAATCTCTGTTGATACGCCCAATGGGGTAATCAATCGATCATTTGCTACGCCTGTCCCACCCTTGATGAGAACAGAATGTCCTTTAATAGGAACGTCAGCACCGCCAGCAATCCAATTCGTATAGTTTTGGTCATTAGCTAGTGTTGAAAACACATAATTTTTAGCCATTTTCGTTATCCTTTTTGATGTTTAGAAAGACGGGATTTCTCCCGTCTATCCTATCTTACATCAGCT